TAGGATGGTAACTCTTAATGGTATCACTACTGGTAGTAGTTTAAATCAAGCGCTAATTACACCGAGTTTTGAACCAATTGTTGTTTTAACAGAACAATATGGTGAAGAAGCAGGATCAGGAGGAAATGTTAATTATTATTCAGGTTCATTTACCTTAACATCAAGTGTACAGGATTATTCATTTGATACTTTTATGACATCAAGCGGTCTTACAGGTTCCGCTTATAATTTAGGACTTGAAGTAAAAAGAGTATTTTATCAAAACCCAATACCTGCGTCTGCTCAGTATCTTGATCCTTATTCTGGATTTGGATTTGGGGGTGCTATTGCCGCGGGTGTAGCAGGATTAGGAGGATTTGGTGGTGGAACTGGGTATTTAATGATGCCTTTAAGTTATGACATACAAGTAATTCAAGCTATTGAAATGAATCAAACTGTTAGATGGAATAACTACAGTTTTGAAATTAAAAATAATAAATTAAGAATATTTCCTATCCCATGGTTTGGAGATGGTGCAAGTAATATTGAAACTAAAGTATGGTTTGAGTATATTTTACGAAATGAAAGAGTAAATAGCTCGGTTCAACAAGCTCCTACCCAAGTAACAAACGTATCTAATACTCCATATAATAACCCTAATTATAATTTTATCAATTCAGTTGGTAGACAATGGATTTTTGAATATACATTAGCATTATCTAAAGAAATGTTAGGGTATGTAAGAGGTAAATACAGTAGTATTCCTATTCCAAACGCTGAAGTTAATTTAAATCAAGGTGATTTATTATCAGCCGCTACAGCAGAAAAATCACAATTAATAGAAAGATTAAGAGCATATTTTGATGAAACTTCAAGACAATCTTTATTAAATAGAAGAGCAGCTGAAGCAGAATCTAAAATGATTGAATTACAACAAGTTCCCTATACAATTTATATAGCGTAATATGGCAATGTACACCGGAATGAGAGATGTTTCTCTCATGAGAAAATTTAACAGAGAATTGATGGGTAATATTATTACTCAACAATGTGCTATATATCAATTTAAATTAGAGGAAACTAAAGTAAACATATACGGTGAAGCTGCTGAAGAAAAATATTATAATGGTCCTTTCTTATTTAATGTTTTAATAAACAGAGAAAATCAAAACTATCCAACTCAAATGGAAAGTGTAGGATTTGAACAAGGAATTGAATTCTATTTCTTTAGAGATGATCTAGTAGATGCTAATATTGTTCCTCAAGTAGGAGATATTATCTTATATCAAGAAGCATATTATGGTGTTCAAAGCACAGTAGCAAATCAATATTGGGGTGGTAAAAATCCACAATATCCTAATAATGATTCTGATGGTCAACCAAACCCATTAAATCCAGGTTTAAATGAATTTGGTAATAACTTATCAATATTAGTAGGAACATATTACATACCAGCTGATAAAGTTGCTATATCACCTTATTACGAACGATTCTAATGGCAAATCCAAGAAAACCAATCCCAAAGTCTCAAAAGGCTATTAGTGCTGAAAAAACAATCCCATTTGAAGGTATTGAAAATAGAGGTAAATTAGGTAATCCTAATGCCTCTAATGAAAATGTTAACCCTAATTATCAAGAAACTGGCATATCGGTTAACAGATCAACTCAAATGAGTTTTAAAGAAGATGACACTAAACAATTTAATGTTGGACTTAAAGATATAGATGAAGCAGTTTTTTATTATTTTCAAAATGTAATTAGACCTTTTGTATATCAAAATGGCACACGAAGAGAAGTACCTATTATCTATGGTGCCCCCGAAAGATGGAAATCATTCCAACGTGATGGGTATTATAGAGATAAAAATGGTGCCATCATGTTACCTATTATTGTAATTAAAAGAGATACAATTACTAAAGATAGAAGTGTAGCAAATAAATTAGATGCTAATAGCCCTAATTTATATGGTACATTCTCTAAACAATTTAGCCCTAAAAACTTTTATAGTAATTTTGCTACTTTAAATAATAGAAAACCTGTAGAGGTATTTCATGTTGTAGCACAACCTTCTTATGTCACATTAGAATATAGCTGTCTTATCCAAACTTATTATATGGAGCAGTTAAATAAAGTAATAGAAGCATGTGAGTACGCCTCGGATTCATATTGGGGTAATCCTGAAAGATTTCAATTTAGAGCTTTTATTGATAGTTTTGCTACTGCTACTGAATTAACAGTTAATGAAGATAGATTAGTAAAAGGTACTTTTAATATAAGATTAAGAGGATATATTATTCCTGATACAATTCAAAATGAATTAAATTCAATGAAAAAATATAATTCTAAAGCAAAAATTACAATTACATCAGAAGCTGTTAGTAATATTAATGAACCCTTTATTAATTACAATCCTCCTCAAGAAGGTAGAACTAGAATATAATTTTAAATAAACATATCCATATTTATAATAAACAAAAAACACTATATGTCAGTTACAAATTTAACACCAGAAGAATTAAAAGTCCTTCAAGAATACCAAAACGAAAATAATGAAATAGTTGCCGGATTAGGTACAATTGAATTAACAATCGATAATTTAAATTCTCAAAAAATAGAGTTATTAGAAAAGTTTAAAAAACTCCAAACACAACAAACCCAAACTGCTAAAGAATTACAAGCTAAATATGGGGATGGTAACATAAACCTGGAAACAGGAGAAATTAGTGCGTTGGAATAGATTTTTGAGATATTTTCTAATATTTATAACAAAATAATATTAAAAAATAATATAAACAACAATGGCAGAAACATTATTATCTCCAGGTGTATTAGCAAGAGAAAACGATTCATCATTTATTGGTGCTAGACCCGTAACCTATGGTGCGGCTATTATTGGACCTGCAGTAATGGGTCCTGTTAATATCCCAACAGCAGTATCTACATTTTCTCAATACGAAGCTATTTTTGGTGGCACAGTAGAAAGTGGATCCCAATTTTACACTTATTTAAATTCAATTGCAGCAAGAAATTATTTTGCTCAAGGGGGTGAATCTTTATTAATAACTAGAGTTGTTACAGGTTCATTCACAGAAGCAACTAGCTCAATCGGAAGTAAACGTACCTCAGGTGCTATACTAGGTGGATTGAATGCTCTTTCATCTTCAATTGTTTCCTCTCCAAACATTACAGGTAGTACAGGTGGTACTTCAACTAACTTAGTTACAACAACAAGTGGTGGTGGAACTGGAGCAATAGCAACCGTATCTGTAGCTCCACAAGCTAACACTGCTACCGTGTCAAATATTACAGCTGTAACATTTACTTCACCAGGTTCAGGATATGCAGTAGGTGATACTATTACAATAGCATCCGCTTCATTAGGTGCTACAGAAGCAGGAGGAACTAATTTAAATTTCCTAGTAGAAGCTAGTGATTTAGCTTACACTTCATCTTTCACATTAAAAACAATTTCTGAAGGTGTAATTATGAACAACTCTCAAATAGTTGATGGTGCAAATGGAACTTTAACAAGTGGTTCAAATTACAACATTAGATGGGAAGTAGCTTCAGTTAACACATCTTCAGGCCAATTTTCATTATTAATTAGAAGAGGTAACGATACAAATAATCAAAAAGCAGTATTAGAAACTTATAATAACTTATCATTAGATCCAACAGCTGCTAATTATATTGGTAACGCAATTGGTGATACTTACTTTACAGTAGAACAAGATGGTGTTGATACCTATGTTAAAACAAATGGTAACTATCCAAACAGAAGTGCTTACGTTTACGTAGAATCTGTTAATTTACCAACCCCATCATATTTTGATAATGATGGTGTAGCTAAACCACAATTCACAGCTTCATTACCTCAAGTATCATCAGGTTCATTTGGTGGTGCTACAGGAACAAATTATGTAAATAATGATGCTAAATTTAACGAAAATATAACATCAACAAATACACAAGGTATTTCAGCTGCAAGTTATACTCAAGCAATTAGCTTACTTTCAAACTCTGATGATTATCAATTCAACGTAATTGCCGCTCCAGGTTTAATTAGTACTTTACATGCTTCCGCAGTTAACTCAATAGTTAGCTTAGCACAAGGAAGAACCGATTGTATCGCTGTAATTGATTTGGTACCGTATAATTCAACGATAAATACAGTAACAAACGCGGTATCAGCATATGATAGTTCATACGCAGCTACTTACTGGCCTTGGTTGCAAACATTAGATGCAGCAACAGGACAAACAGTTTGGGCACCAGCTTCAACTTATATCCCAGGAGTATATGCATTTACAGATGCTTCATCAGACCCATGGTTCGCACCTGCAGGTTTAATTAGAGGAGCTCTAGGAAGTGTAATTAGAGCTGAAAGAAAATTAACAGCTGGAAATAGAGATACATTATACGAAGCAAATGTTAACCCAATTGCAACATTCCCAGGAACTGGTACTGTAGTATTTGGACAAAAAACATTACAGAAAAAAGCTTCTGCTTTAGATAGAGTAAATGTAAGAAGATTATTAATCGCTCTTAAAGGATATATCAGTCAAGTATCTGATAACTTGGTATTTGAACAAAATACAATTGCTACAAGAAATAATTTCTTAAGCCAAGTTAACCCATACTTAGAATCAGTACAACAAAGACAAGGTTTGTATGCTTTCAAAGTAGTAATGGATGATACAAACAATACACCTGATGTAATTGATAGAAATGAATTAGTAGGTCAGATTTATTTACAACCAACTAAAACAGCAGAATTTATAATCCTAGACTTTAATGTACTTCCAACAGGAGCTACATTCCCAGGATAAAAAATTAAAATAACTAATATTTATAATAAAATAAATAATATATAACAAAATGGCAGTATTAGACCCAAACGAAATATTTTTTACAGCATTCGAACCAAAACAAAAGAATAGATTTATTCTTTATGTAGATGGGATTCCTTCATACCAAATTAAAGGTATGGGAGCTGTAACATTAACACAAGGTACAGTAGCTTTAAATCACATTAATGTTCAACGATTTGTAAAGGGTAAATCAACTTGGGGGACTATTCAAATGACTTTATTTGATCCAATCACTCCTTCAGGAGCTCAAGCCGTAATGGAATGGGTACGTTTACACCACGAATCTGTAACAGGTAGAGATGGATATAGTGATTTCTACAAAAAAGACCTTACATTAGATGTATTAGGACCAGTAGGAGACATCGTATCTGAATGGATTATTAAAGGAGCAATTATCACAGAAGCCAATTTTGGTGATTATAACTGGGATACAGAAAACGCTGCTCAAGAACTTACAGTAACAGTTCAACCTGATTATTGTATCTTAAACTTCTAAGAAACTTATCCCCGCTTTTTTTCAAAAATTGCTTGGCTTCGGCCAAGCTTTTTTTTATGTTCATATGTATAATAAAACAACCGTTATTAATTAAATAAAGATTATGGCCGAATTTAAGTTCCCTACTGAAGAAGTAGAATTGCCTTCAAGAGGATTATTATATCCTAAAGAGTCTCCTTTATCAAAAGGTAAAGTAGAAATCAAATACATGACTGCTAAGGAAGAAGATATTTTAACTAACCAATCCTATATTCAAAATGGTACTGTGTTAGATAAATTATTACAATCTTTAATTGTAAATAAAGATATTAGTACTGATGATTTATTTGTAGGAGATAAAAATGCTTTATATATCGCTGCTCGTATTTTAGGATATGGTAAAGAATATAATGTTAGAATAGCAGGTAAAGATCAAACAATTGATTTAACTACTTTAGAACCTAAAGAAATTGACTTTTCTATATTAGAAAATGGAAAAAATGAATTTAGCTATGTATTAGAAAATACAGGTACAGTTTTAACTTTTAAATTACTTAATGGTAAAGATGAAAAAGCCATTGATAGAGAAGTAGCTGGATTAAAAAAATTAAATCCTTTAACTTCTAGTGAATTAACTACTCGTCTAAAACACATGATTACCTCAGTTGATGGTAATGAAGAAAAAAAAGATATTAGAGATTTTGTAGATAACTACTTTCTAGCAAAAGATGCTAGAGCTTTTAGAGAGTATGTTAGAAATATTCAACCTGATATCAACATGAATGTTATTTTGGATAGTGGTGAGGAGGCTACTTTGCCTATTGGGCTTAACTTTTTTTGGCCTGACGCCTAATTCCGCTCCCGAGTTCCGAAAATCTTTATTTTCACAAATCCATAGTATAGTATTCCATGGAAAAGGTGGATATGATTTTGGTACTATATACAATATGCCCATTTGGTTGCGTAAATTTACCTTATTTGAAATGAATAATTTCTATACCGACCAAAATGAACAAAGAGAAAAATCCAATAAAGGTAATAAAAATGCTACCAATATGGTTAATTCCGATGGTACAGTTAATACCCCTGCTTTTTTAGCTGCCTCTAAGCAATACAAAGGTAAAACAGATTATAAGTAATAATATTTATAATAAAATATTTACATGGCTTTAGATCCTCAAAAAGACTTAAAAACAATACAGCAACTTAATGCTGAAATTGATTCTCTTTATAAAAGATTAGGGAGGCAAGATACTCCTCCTATCTTTGATGCTGCTAAAATAGGATCTGCTCGAAGAGAGATTAAAAAATTAAATGAGGATTTAGATGATGTAAATAATTCACTTACCTTTATTTCTAAATCTTTTAGAGACAGTATAGCAGAACTATCTAAACAAAACACCGAATTAGGATTTGCTAAGAAATCTCTTAGAAGTATTGAATCCATTGCTCGTAATATAGCTTATGAAAATTCACAAGGATTATTAATAAGCGATAAAACCCTAAATTCTTTAGAAAAAAAAGCAAAAATAGAATACCAAAGTTTGCAAATTGCTATAGATAGCGGTAGAATAAAAGGAAAAGAATTAAAAGAATTTAAAGATAACCTTGCAACTCAAGAGGAATTTTTAAAAACAATGGAAAAAATCCGTAACCAAACTAAAATGGTTAAGGATGATTTAGGTACTAAAACATTTGCATTTTTTGATGATTTAACCTCTAAAATACCAGGCTTAGCGGCATTATCAGAACCGTTTAAAGCTGCAAGAGAAGAAGCAGAAAGAGCAGGTAAAGCTAATGTTAACTTATTTGGGCAAGCAAAACCACTACAGAAAAAACAACTTGAAGCTTTAGAAAAAGCTGCTAAAACCGGTAAAGGTCTTACACAAGATAAAGTTAAAGAATTAGGATTAGAAAAATTATTAACTTCTCAATCTGGAAAAACTTTATCAGGTAAAGTTGCATCACAAAAAGCAGGTAAATTATTAGGAAGTGCTGCCTCTGCAGCAGGTCAAAGTGCTGTATCTCCTCTAATGGCTGGTTTAAAATCTATAGGCCCCGCAATATCGGGTATGCTTAAAAAAGTATTAGGCCCTATTGGTTTACTTATGGAGTTATTTGAAGCAATTAAAGCATCAGATGCAGCTGTAGCTGATATGGCTAAGAATTTCGGTATGACTTATAATGAGGCCAGAGATTTAAAATCTGAAATGACCTCTGTTGCTACTTCTTCAGGTGATATTTTTGTTACTTCAAAAGGTGTTTTAGAAACTTTTACTGCTATTAATGGTGCTTTAGGTACTAATGCTATGTTAAGTGATGAAATGTCTATTTCTTTTACTAAATTAAGAGAAAAAGCTGGTTTTACTAATGAAGAATTACAAGGTATAGCTAGAATTCAATTAGGTACTAAAAATACTACTGAAGATATTACAGGTCAATTTTTAGCTCAAGCAAAAGTTTCATCACTTAAAAATGGTGTTATAATGAATGAGCAAAAAATGCTTAAAGAAATAGGAAAAGTTTCCGCTGCAACTACTTTATCATTAGGTAAAAACCCAGGATTAATAGGACAAGCAGTAGCTACAGCAAAATCTTTAGGTATGGAATTATCTCAAGTAGATGCTATAGCTGGAAGTTTACTTGATTTTGAATCATCTATTGAAAATGAATTATCAGCTGAATTATTATTAAATAAAGATCTTAATTTAGAAAAAGCTAGACAAGCAGCTTTAAATAATGATTTAGCTACAGTTGCTGAAGAAATAGCAAATCAAGTAGGTTCATCTGCTGAATTTGCTGAAATGAATAGAATCCAACAAGAAGCATTAGCTAAATCTGTTGGTATGTCTAGAGAAGATTTAGCCGAAACTTTAATACTTCAAGATCAATTAAAAGGATTAACTGCTGAACAAGCTGCTGAAGAGACTAAAAAATTTGAACAATTAAAAGGTCAAGTAGGAGAACAAGAAGCAATGAGAATTCTTCAAGAACAAGGAGTTGAAGGTTTAGATAAACAAGTTGGGATGGCTGATAAGATGAATGCCCAAATGGAAAAATTAAAAGAAATTTTTGTTATCGTAGGTGAAGCTTTAATGCCTATTTTAGATATATTTGTTAGTATTTTTGATGTTATAGGTCCTATAATGAAATTATTAGACCCTATGATACAAACTGTATTAGTAGGTGTTGCTGCTATAACAGATTTAGTTAAAGGTATTATGTATGTACTTTCTCTAGGTAACATGGAATTTGGAGAAAGCGCTACCAAAAAACAAATTCAAAAAGCAGAAGCTTCATCCCAGAAAAACTACGGAGTTAGTGGAGATGCTTTTGGAGAAGATAAAAGTATTAGAAACCGTGCAGAAATGGCTTCAGGTGGTATAGTAACAGGACCAACTAATGCACTTGTAGGTGAAGCAGGACCAGAAGCAGTTATACCATTATCGAGTAATTCACCACAAATTAAAGTAGACAACTCAGAAACAAATGCATTATTAAAACAATTAATTAGAAAAACACCTGAAATGGCTCCTTTAGGGTTGTATGAGGTACAATAATTTAATATTTATAATAAAAACAATATATTATGGGCTTATTAAACAAATTAACAACAGGACAATCGCAATTAACTGCGTTAAATGGTACAACTCCGGTTACACCAAATTTCCAACAATCAACATTACATAAAGATTATTCTACTATTGGTGTTCCAACTTCTATTCAAGTTTTACCTCCAAACGGAATACTACCTTCTCCATCTCAATTAGATAGACAAGGAGAACCAGTAAAATATTTGAATAACCTACCTGGATAATTAAAATATGCCATTAGTAAGTATGACAACCAACCTTAAATCCTTAAGGTTTGGTAATGACAGAGTTGGAGGTGGAAACAGCAACCAGCCTTACATAGTAACTCCTATACCAGAAAAATTCTCAGATATTGGAAGAACTGGTGGGCCGGATTTTCTATTGCGAGGTGGTACTCTTTTACCAAGAGTAATTGTTCAAGATACTTCTAGGCTATTTAAAATGTTTTTCGATTTTAGATCACCTTCTGGTCCTCTATTTATTGCAAAACAAAATGTATTATCCTTAACTAATGTTAATTCCGGTACGGGTTATATATCATATGATGCATATAATGGTGCTAAAACTGGTAATTTACTACAACGTACTCTTTCTTCTATAGGTAATTTTATAAGTAGTATAATACCATTAAATCAAGGTATTTACACACCCCTATCTACTTTAGGTCAGGCAGCCGGTAATAGTCTTGGTATTCACTTAAATAAACAAGGAATTAATCCATTTAGAGGAACCACTAAAGGTTCAACTGATGGTAATACTCCATTAGGTTTACCCACTTATTTAAATATTATTGCAACACCTGAAAACCAGGGAAAAAAAAGTAGATTATTAGGGCTTACTGATAAAATAAATATTAAACAAACAGATACTGTATTATACAAATATAGTGGGGGTCCTGGAGCTTATTTAGGAGTAGGTAGAACTACTATAAATATGATTAATGATCAAAGAACAGGTATAAATAATATTTACAATACTCAACTACCTTATATTAGTACTTGGGGTAAAAATTTTACATTTGATACTAGACAAATAACTGTAGGCGGTGAAGATCCAACAGCATCTCCTCAAACAGTAACCAATACCAGAATTAAATATGTTGGTAGTTCTTATAGTGTGGGTCAAGGTAAATATTCAAACCCTACTGGAGAAGCATATATTCCCTCTCAAACTACTCCGGCAGCTGACTATAATTTACAATTAGCATATGGTGCTTCTATTAAATATTTTTCAACTCTACCACAAAACGCATATAATGATTCAAATTTTAATAATAATTGGTTAAATGTATCTGGTGTTGTAGCTCCATTATCTCCTAGTGTTTATAAACCTGGAGCAGGTTTAAAAACTAATGTTGATGGAGGTAAATTAAATAGTGGTGCTGGAAATTTTGTTCCACCTCAAGTTTTTACTCAAACTCAAATTAATAATTTTGATCCTGCTAGTAAAACTGATTTATCTTGGAAACCAAGTTTTACTAAAGAAATTGCTGAATTTGGATCACCATACATACCTAATACATTAGATTATGTAACCCAAAATATTGAAGATAGAGTTAAATTAGGAAACCCAGGCAAAAGAGGAAATTTAACTAGTTATGTTGTAGGTAAAATATCATCAAATTTAAGTGTGAGTCAAGGTGAAGATGCTATTAGAGCTAATAGTGGATATAAAAATGCAGCCGATTGGGTTACTGCCTTTCCTTTATATCAAACACTAGGTTTACCCCCAGCAGAAACTAATGATTTAGTTAAATTTAGAATTGGAGTTATAGATAATAAAAATCCAAAAAAGAAAACATATATTCATTTTAGAGCTTTTATAGATAGTTTTTCAGATCAATATTCATCTGATTGGAACTCTCAAAAATTTATGGGTAGAGGTGAAAGTTTTTATAAATATAATGGGTTTGATAGAACAATTTCATTATCTTGGACTGTAGCCGCTCAATCGAAACAGGAATTAATACCAATGCATCAAAAATTAAATTATCTAGCATCAGTATGTGCTCCTGATTACTCAGATGCGGGATACATGAGAGGTAATTTAATATCATTAACCGTAGGTGGTTATTGTTATGAACAAGTAGGTATTATGAAAGGTATTACATTAGATGTACCTGGAGAATCACCATGGGAAATTGGAATATCTGATGGATTTATTACAGGATCAAATAACGCCAACCTTTCATCAGATCCTAGTGTTAAAGAATTACCAATGATAATTAAAGTATCCGGATTTACATTTGTACCTATTCATAAATTTGTTCCAAGAATACAACAAAATGCTTTTTACAATGGAGGTGATTCAGATGCTACTAATTTTATAACAAGTTATGGTAAAGAACATTATATAGGTTTAGCAGCTGCCGGGGTTAATAATTATGATGGAGGAACAGTAAAAGGTGCAACTAATGGAAATTTAAATTATATACCACCACCACCAATTAGATTTGCTGCTCCTATTTTAGGTTTAAATGCCCCACAATTTCCACCATCAATAACAGGATAAAAAAATGGGAAGATATAGTCCAATAAAACAAGTTAATAGAACAAGACAAAACGTTACATCTGGAGTGAGAATGTATATGGGTAACAAATACCCACAAGTTCCTCTAACTCAAGAAGATACTTATGTATGTGCCTCAGAAGGAGATAGATTTGATACTATAGCTCAACAATACTATGGTGATTCTTCAATGTGGTGGATTATATCAATAGCAAATGAATCATTAAAACAAAATTCATATTATTTACCATTAGGAATCCAAATTAGAATCCCAGCTAATGTAGCTTCTATAATAGCGGATTACAATAAATTAAATAATAGAAGTAATAGGTTATGAGCGTAATAGGAGAAAAATTTAAAAAATATGTTCAATCCCAAATTGCCGTAAGACAAAGAACACATGGTAAGGGGTATGCACCTAATTCATTTAGAACTAATGCAGAAATTGAAGTATTAAATAACCAAAATGCCTGGTTAAAACTTTCATCTTCAGTTAGAATAGTAGGAAATGAAGCAGCTAGTGGAAGTAGTTCTACAGATTCTGTTCCTATAAGTGCAGGGATTCAAAGATTAATAGATATAGGATTAACTAATACCTCTAATTTTACTGGAAACAAATTAGCTAGACAAGCAGTATTATTTAATACTTTATCAGAAGTAGTCCCTACAACTTATAGCAAGGGTAAAGTTGCAAATGCGGGTACTCATAATTTTAGATCAGGAGTAGCCACTTCAGGTAATGTGTGGAATATGAATTCTTATGGTTTAGGAGGTAATAGTTTTGGTTTATCTCCTGCTCCAGGTTTAATATCAGCTAAAATTGATTGTAAAAATCGAGGTTCTATTCGTAGTGCTACAGTTGAAATAAAATGTTATAATAAATTTCAATTTGAATTACTAGAATTATTATACATTAGATTAGGATACTCTATGTTGTTAGAGTGGGGTTGGGATAAATATATAAATGGCGGTAATCAATTATCACAAGTTGGAAATACTTTATGTGAAGATGTATGGTTTCAAGATTTACCTACTAATACTTTTAGAAATGTTATTGATACTATAGAAAAATATAGACAAAAATATGAAGGTAACTATGATGGGTTTTTAGGTAAAGTAACTAACTTTAACTGGAAATTTGGTGCTGATGGTACCTTTGATATAACTCTTAATTTAATAACTATTGGAGACGTTATTGAATCTTTAAAGGTAAATTTACCTCAAAAAATGAAAAGTGTTGCTGATATTCAACAAATTTCTCTAACTTCTCCATATACTACTAATTTATTAGATACTTCAATTGTTCAAAATGCTGGTTCTTCAACCTTAGCATATAGATTATATTCTGATATAGTAGAAACTGATCAAGAAAAATGGACAGGAGGAGGTGGTTATTTAGGTTTATTTACTTTATTAAAACAAACAGAAGAATCATTAGTAAATAATATACAATCAGGTGAAGGAAAAGAAGGTAAAGGAGTAAATATAGATAAATATAATTATTTTTTAACCTTTGGTCAATTATTAAATTATATTACTGAATATGTTATTCCTTCTGTTCAAGGTAATAAAATGATTAAAATAGATACTAATTCAACTGAAAATATATGTTCTATATTTCCAATGCAAGTATCTTTAGATCCCAGAGTATGTTTTATTAAACCTTTTTATCTACCAGAATTATCAGCAAACCAAACAAGTGAAGCTGCTGGAAAAACAACTTATATTAAAAATTGGTATGGTTGGAATTTATCTGCTGTAGATTTTGGTATAACTGATACCAAAGGAGTAATGTATGGTCAGATTATGAACGTATATTTAAATTATAATTTTGTTTCTGATTGTTTAAAAGATACTACTTCTAATGATGAAGTATTTTTATTTAAATTTTTATCTAAAATTTGTAGTGGTATTAATAGTTCATTAGGAGGTTTAACTCAATTAGAACCTATATTAGAAGATGATAATATCTTAAAAATTATAGATCAAAATCCTATACCTGGTATAGCAAATTCTGCTACATTTGGAAGCAGATTTAAGGGGCAAATCACTCCATTTGAAATTTTTGGTTACAACACAGCCAACATAGCAAATAGTGGATCAGTTACATCTAATTTTGTACGTGATTTTGGTTTTGTAACTAAAATAGATCCAAGTTTAGCTTCAATGATAACCATTGGTGCTACAAAAGAAGGAACTAAATCCAAAAATTATGATGGTACCGCTTTTTCTAAATGGAATGAAGGTTTAGAAGATGCTTATGCTATGAAGTATGACGATCCTAATTCATATGTTGAGACAAATATAGAAGATAGTAAAGGTTTATATGCCCCTCTTACTAATGAAAATATTAATGCGATGGAGACATATTTTAATAGTCTCCCTGAAGATGATGGCTATTCTTTCTGGTTTGATCCTGATGGATACCAAGAATGGTCCGATGCCGGAGGAAAAAGACTTTACTCAACTCGTGATATAGTTAAATGTCCTGTTACAGGAGAAAGTTTTGGCACATCTACTTGGAAAGAATATTTTGCCGATGTTATGGAATTTTTTCTATCTCAACAAAAAGAAGAACCTAAAAAAGAAGAAATTGCTACTAATTACATTCAATGGTTAGCAGTTGCTTTTCAGGGAGTAATAAACGGTACAGCTTATACTGATCCTAATTATTTTCAATTAAGTGAAGATTTTATTAATTTAGGAAAACAATTATGGAAATCTTATAAAACTGCTTATGATAATTTAGAATACGAAACAAACCAAAATCCCTCAAATGTTATAGGTTTTATTCCTATAGATGCTAATATTAAAATTGATGGTTTATCTGGAATTAGAATTTATCAAGAATTAACAGTACAACAAGGTGTATTACCTCCTGCTTATCCAAAAGCAGTAAAATTTTTAATAACTAAAGTAAATCATGAAATTTCTGATAATGATTGGTCAACCTCTTTAGGTACAGTTTCAACCCCAGTTACTAAAGAAAGTAAAATACCATTAAACAATATAGTTTCTGATATAATTATAAACAACCCAGATTTAGGTGATACTGGTGAAACTAAAGTAACTGTTATAACCTCAGAAGAAAAGAAAAATAATATTAGAATAATAGCAAAATATCTTAAATCTATAGGAGTTACTAGAGAAGGAGCTATTGGATTTATAGGTAATGTTTTAGGTGAATCTGGTGCTAATCCTCAAGCATATGAAAGAAGTAGTGCAATAGGTGGAAAAGGTGGAGTTGGAATAGTACAATGGACGGCTGCCAGAAGAAGAGCATTAGAAACATTTTCGGGTAAGGATAAAAGTAAAGTAGAAGATATTAATAATCAATTAACATTCCTAGGAAAAGAATTATCAGCTAGTTATAGTGGTGTATTAAAAAATTTAAAATCAAGTAAAAGTATAGCAGATAGCACAGCTTATGTTTTAGAAAAATTTGAAGTACCCGCAACATATCTAAACCGAGGAACCAACCCAAAGGCTTATGCAGCTACTAAACAAAAACGAATAAATTATGCATTATCCGCTGAAGCAGTTGTTAATGAAGTATATAATAAATAAAATATCATGTATTACCCTCTATCACAAATAAATCCTAATCTTTATACTAATGGAGATGAATTTGTGTATCTTGATCCAAGTAAAAATAATCAACCCTATACAGGAAATTATTTTGCAACTTCTAATGGTAAATTTTTTACAGGTAAAACCCCACAAGATGTTCCTACTAATGAATTAGTACGTATTGTAGAAACATCAACTAATGAATCTATAGTAGATATTATTGGGGATTATCCCTTTGGTATTAATCCATCAACAATTGGGTATTCACCTTCAAAATTACTCTCTCAGGTATCTAAGGAATCTCCTAGAATATCAATTCCATTTCCAACTCAAGCAGATTATGCTACTGGAGAATTTTTAAGATATTTTTTAAAAAGAAGAACAAATTATACTTATTTAGAGGTAGATCAATTAACATATGAAAATATAAAAAATCAAAATCCAAAAAGTCAATATCAATTATATGAAGGAAAATCTATAACATGGATATTAACTGGTAAATTATTAGAAGTTTATAAAATTAATTACAATATTACTGAATTGGTTGAAAAACGAGATGGATGGTTAGGTTTTTCTAGATTTTTTAAAAATAACTTTACTAAATACTTTTCATTCGAAGCATCATCCCCTGTATTTTTATACACTAAAGGAAGTGAATTAAAACTTGAATCAACAGGCGAGGATTATGTAGGATATTACAATATATCTTCTATTGGTAGAATAATAGCAGGTAAGTCTGCTACTAGAACAACTCAAGAATATCTAATTCCATATAAAGGTGGTGAAAAAATTAACCAATCAAGATCTATTGCTACTCTTGATAATGAAGTAGGCACATCAAGAAGACAAAATATACCTTTTACTCCAAGATAATTGGTTTATTCAAAATAAGTTCGTATATTGATCCAAAAAGGTTATATGTATTGGCTTATAGAAAACGAGGAACAATTAGGGTTTTTAATAAATAGTGGTTATAAAGAAGCATTTGTTGAAGTAATCCCATTTAATGATAACATACACCCGGTATTAAACGACGTAAGTTTGGTGTATATTAGACCAATTTACGCATCTAAAGGTTATATGGTGGGCGTTATGCATAGCGAAACTTTAAATGAGTTAAACACGTGTGTTACCGAACTACTAAAGAATTTTGATATACTATATTGTCGAGATAAAAAGGAAATATTACATTATTTTCAACTAAATTCTTTCTTTGACATCACCCCACCCCCTACTCCGTATATACGACCTACCACACAAACACACGAATTATTCTATAGACAACATGGTGATAATCCGGATATAAATTTAATTATACCGATTGTTAAACACTATGAATTGTGTGAAAATATTTTTGAAGATCTAAAAGCGAATATAAACAAACCAAAAACAAGTTATGATGAATTCTTTAACAGTAAAACCTCAATGGTGTTCAACGCCATCGAGAGAAATGGAATACGTGTACACATTCCTACCTTCCAAGAGTATTTCCACCCCATTGATAGTGAATACACTTACACTCAGTACAACCTCAAAACTACCACAACAAGACCTTCAAACAAATTTAAAAACGTAAATTATGCAGCACTCAACAAAGAAAATGGATGTAGGAAAAGCTTTATACCGCGTAATGGAAGGTTTGTGGAAATTGATATTTCTGCTTACCATCCTAGCTTGGCTGCTCGCCTCATTGGTTATAATTTTACCACTAGCGATATTCACGCTCATTTCGCTACCCTTTATAATGTTGATTACCAAAAATCGAAAGAACTTACTTTTAAACAGCTATATGGAGGTGTATTTGAGAATTATAAACATCTGGAATTCTTTCAAAAAGTAGAAAAGTATGTTAAAGAAAACTGGAAATTATTTGAGAATGAAGGATACATAAAGTGTCCGGTATCGAATTTTGTATATACGAAGGAAGGGTTAGGGGATATGAATCCGCAAAAACTGTTTAATTATGTGCTACAAAATTTGGAGACGTCAATGAACGTTCGTATATTATGGGATATGATAAGGATATTGAGGGGGAAAAAGACAAAGCTAGTCTTATATACTTATGATTCATTTTTATTAGATATAGAGGAAGATGAGATAGAAGTTTTAGAGGAAATTAGAACTGTATTCAAAAATTATAAATTTAACATTAAAGAAAAAACAGGTTATGATTACAGTTTTGCAGAATGATTTTAATACGTATAACACGAATTACGATGTTATAACAGATATTAAAATACTAGGAGATTTGAACAATAAATTATTTTGTACGTTTACCGATTTAGAAGGATTGGACGCACTAATAGAAGATATAAAAATAAAATACGACATTATATACAATAAACTTTTTGTCTTAGAGATTATAGGCAAAGATGAATATGTTGTTACCTACAATGTCGATCAGACAAACTTAAATTCTATACCAGAAAATACTATTTTGGTTCATAGAAAAAAGGAATCTAACACTTTATACACAATTAATGCCCTTAACGAATTGATTAAGAAATTAAATGGTGGTGTGGTAGATCCGAAATTTCAAATAGATTGGAACCATTACAGAAATTGTGTATTGTTAACTCAACACAATGAATTGAACCAATTAAATACAAAGATTTATAAGATAATCGAAGTATAATTTGGTTCCCCAAAGATTTCTTCGTATATTTAGTTACATTTAAACAGTTATAATTATGGATTTATCATTATTGAAAGCGAGACTAGATGGACTCCAATCAAAACCATCTGCGGGAGGTAACAAAACCGACTATTCAACTATCTTTTGGAACCCAAAAGTAGGTAAACATCAAATTAGAATCGTACCATCAGCGTTTGATTCTAAAAACCCATTTAAAGAATTAAAATTTTATTATGGTATTACCAATAAGGTAATGATTTCACCATCAAATTTTAATGAAAAAGACCCAATTGCTTTATTTGCTTCTAAACTTAGAGAAGAGTATAATAAAGAAAATTTCGTACTTGCTAAAAAATTAGACCCTAAAAACCGTGTTTTCGCACCTGTAGTTGTACGTGGTGAAGAAGATAAAGGTGTTCGTTTATGGCAATTTGGAAAACAAGTATATGAAGAACTACTTGCACTTGCAGTAGATGATGAAATTGGAGATTACACTGACATAGTTTCAGGACGTGATCTTACAGTTGAAACTGTTGGACCAGAGTCTACAGGTACTCCTTATAATAAATCTTCTATTCGTGTTAGATTAAAATCAACACCACTTAGTGAAAATAAAGATGAGGCACAAGCTTGGTTAGATAACCAACCAAACCCGGTTGAATTATTTAAACGTTACACGTTTGATGAAATGAAATCAGCATTAGAAAAATGGTTATCACCAGAGGATGCAGCTGAAGAAGGAGATATTATTTCTGAACCAGCAGTCGCGTTTGATGAACCTAAATCAAACTTCGCTTTAGATACTTCTGCACCTAAAGTAAAACAGAACAAAGTAGATCAATTTGATTCTTTATTTGATGAAGATAAAAAAGAAGATTTTGACGATTTACCGTTCTAATTATGGCAAGAAGTGTAAAAAAATCTCTCTCGGCGGCAGTGTCCGCCGAGATTAAAAGCAAATTTGACTTAAATAATTTTAAAACCAAAAAAGGTTTAGATAAAAACGTCAAATTTAAAGATCAACAATGGATTCCATTATCACCAGCGTTTCAAGAAGTTACTTCTATTCCTGGTATTCCTATGGGACACATTGTGATGCTTAGAGGACATTCAGATACGGGTAAAACCACAGCAATGATCGAAGCAGCTGTATCGGCACAAACCAATGGAATTTTACCAGTATTCATTATTACTGAGATGAAATGGAATTGGGAACATGCAGTACAGATGGGTTTAGAAATTAATATTACTAAAGATCCTGCTACTGGAGAGGTTATTGATTATGAAGGTAATTTTATTTACGTAGATAGAGAAACACTTAATTCTATTGAGGACGTAGCTGCGTTTATGTTAGATTTAATGGATGAGCAGAAAAAAGGTAATTTACCTTATGATTTATTATTCTTATGGGATAGTATTGGTTCAATTCCTTGTGATTTATCAATTCGTTCAAATAAAAATAATAATGAATGGAATGCAGGTGCTATGTCAACCCAATTTGGAAATAGCGTTAATCAAAAAATTGTAATGACTCGTAAAGAATCATCACCTTATACTAACACATTAGTAGTGGTTAATAAAGTTTGGACATTAAAACCTGAAGGTCCTATGGGACAACCAAAATTAATGAACAAAGGTGGGTATGCTATGTGGTACGATTCAACTTTTGTAGTTACATTCGGAAATGTTATGTCTGCTGGTACATCTAAAATTAAAGCAATTAAAGATGGTAAACAAGTAGAATTTGCAAAACGTACTAATCTACAAATTGATAAGAATCACGTTAATGGTGTTACAACTAGAGGTAAAATTATTATGACACCTCATGGGTTTATTAATGATGATGAAAAAGAACTTAAAGCCTACAAAAACCAGTACGCTGGTGAGTGGAGTAAAATATTAGGAGGAACTGATTTCCAAGTAGTTGAAGAAGGTGAAGAAGTAATGAATACTTCTTACTTCGATCAAGAACCAGAATAAATTTATGAAACACAAAGAACTATTTAGTCTCCTGAATGATATTCAGGAAGACCAGGATATCCCTACCCTAAAAAAACATGACAGGGTTTTATTAATAGATGGTTTAAATCTATTTTTTAGAAATTTTGCTATGATGAATATGGTAAACCCTGATGGAATACACGTTGGTGGTTTAGGGGGATTTTTCCGTTCTTTAGGTGCCATGATTAGACAAATGAATCCAACTTCTGTTTATGTAGTATTCGATGGGGCAGGTTCTACGACAAATCGTAAGAACCTACTCTCCGAGTACAAAGGAGGAAGAAATTTGCAAAGAATTACTAATTGGGAAGCATTTGAAAGCTTAGAAGAAGAACACGATTCTAAAATCGACCAAATAGTACGAGTTATACAGTATCTTAAGTTATTACCTGTAAAAACTACCTTGCTTGACAAGGTGGAAGCAGATGATATTATTGCTGTGTTAGCTGAGAAACTTGTTGAAAAATATAATTCAACAGTTTTTATTCTTTCATCAGATAAAGATTTTGTCCAATTGGTTACTGATAAGATTATATTATACAGACCTATGGATAAGGTTTACTTTACTCCTAAAGTGGTAGAAGAAAAGTTTGGTGTATTAACTAAAAACTTTATTTTATACAAAACACTATTAGGTGATAGTTCTGATAATATTCAAGGAATTAAAGGATTAGGTGAGAAAGGATTATTTAAAAGGTTTCCTGAGTTAAGAACTCAAGAATTAACCTTAGATGATATCTTTGATATATCTGCTAGGAAATATAAAGAACATTTAGTATATTCGCGTATCGTTCAAGATGAAGCTAGAATAAGAAACAATTATAAAGTCATGGATTTAAGTAATCCAATGATAGATAAAAATGAGATTAAATATCTTGAGAGTTTAATAGAAGAGGATTTCCCTGAGCTTAATTCTGAGTTCCTTT